TCGATTGGGGAACATTAAACGTAAATAAACATATAGCAATTAATCCCCCTATTAATATTTTATTCATTGTACTAGCCTTTCTATACTAAAAATGTTTTTCGTAAATGATTTTCTAAATATTCTATAGCTCTTTTAAAAGTATCAACATCATTATTAAAGTTACCTAAATCTCTGTTGCATTTTCCACAAAGCCATCCTCTAAATGTATTAGTATCGTGACAATGATCTAGTACCCATGATCTTTTAGTTTCACCCTCTGATGCTTCTTCTTTATTACGCAAACATATAGGACACTTATAATCTTTATCTGGCATACCATATACCTTGCGTAATTCTTCTACTTCTTTTTGAAGTTTAGCTCTGCACTTCTTGCATTCATTTCTAACCTTATAAAGTTTGTCAGGAGAATAGGGAAAGAATGAGATAGGTAAATATTTATTACACTTTGTACAGGTCTTTCCCTTTTCTACTTTGAGTATTTCATCTATACTAAAAAAACTAAGTTGTTGCATCTTCTCCTCTCAATCTTTTTAGATTAGAATAATACTCAAGGTTATAGCCTCTCAGCCATTCTCTATATCTATCAGAGGTAACAGGAAAGGGATTATTTTTGTTACGCCTAAACCCTATCCTGCCTTGATGAACAATATCCCTCATAGGGAAAGGATATCTTCTGCGTTTTTTAAACGCCACAGACCCCTCCCGAATTGGTAATCTCGCATATATCATGTGTCTCAACATGCTCTTCAAACTCCGTACCTAACTTGTCTATTGCTTCCGAATATGGAACAACAGAAAGAGGCTGTCCACCTCTGCATCCATCTGGATATGCAGTGAACCCTCTTAATCTATGTGCATAAGATGCTAGAGTATTAGTAAAGTCATCAACCGTATCTTCATTATTAAACTTAGATCCCCATGCTGGTAAGTTAATAGTTGAACTAATACTCATGTCCACATAGTCTTGAACATCAGCTTGGAACTTAATCCTTCTTTCATAGTCATCTGCTAGATCTAATGCAGACTCTATCTTCTCAGGGTCAGCACCATACATATCTATTAACTCTTGTGCAGCAGAATCTATAACATACTGATACTTCCAGCGAGTACCACCACGTAAATATCTACGCTTGTATGCTACAGCAAAGATAGGTTCTATCCCACTGGAGCTACCAGCGAGTATAGAAATACTACCAGTAGGAGCGATAGCCCTGTTCGCAACTGGTCTGGATATAGATAACTTATCAGAAAATTTCTTACTTGTGTTATCACTAACCCCTTGATATATCGATAACCATCTATGTAGTGTTGGGGTAACTTCATACTTCTCTCCACGTTTAACTAACCATTCATGCATACCCATTAGACCTAGACCTAATCTTCTATTCTTCTCTCTAGTTTTATATACTTGTTCATATGGTAGTTCTGCACGTAAAGTACCACAGATTAAAAACTTAGTTCCTAATTCTACTATCCTTGCAAGTTCAGTTATAGAATCAATACGCCCAAGATTGATACTCCCCAAATTGCAAACATCACTATCATCAGCACTGCATACTTCAGTGCAAGCATTTCGCAGTGTTTCATTTTCATTCTCCATAAAATTAAAACTGAAACCAGGTTCTGCTGATCGAAGTGCTTGCTTTACATTACTCTTAAATACCTCACCAACATCTCCTGTCTTCCAGTAATTTAATAACCATTCGGTGTCATAGTTTACGCTGATGTTAGTCATATCTAGAGGTGCGCGAAAGTTAAAGTCTTGCTCCTTGATCTGTTTAAGAGTGTATCCTGTATCACCGACAGGCATTGTATCCCAATCCTTTGCTGTAAGGAAACTAGGAATATCATTGTGCTTCCAATGTAACGAAGCATACATGGCAGATCTACGTGATCCACCTTGCATTACATTAGCACCTATACTATTAATCATTTGCATTTTAGGAATCGGTCCAGAAGACAGACCACCTGATCCACCTAGCTTTCTACCTGACTCTCTGTATACAGAATAGTCTACTCCGATTCCACCTCCTGTCATCAAGCATGATTCAGACTTCCAACTTAGATTGGCCCAATCTTCTCTTGTATCTTCTTCTGCTTTTAATAGAAAGCAATTGTTATAAAATCTTTTTTTTCTACCTGCATAGTAAAGATACCTACCACCTGGAACAAACTTTAGATCTTTAATATATTTTTGTAGTTCTCTACGTTCTTCTTTATTCATTAAAGGTTCTTCATCAGGACGTAGATCACCACATACATCTTCAACTAGTACTCTAGCCAACTGCTCCCATGTATCACAACCTGTATGAGCATACTTTAAATTAAATATATCTTCTGAAAACTTTGAACGAAACATTGGGTTCATATTGGATTTAAATGTCATCGATTATAACCTTTATTTTAGTAATATCTATACCGTCTAAACAGTCTTTGATTGAATTAGAGATTAAGTCTTTTAATTCAGACTCTAATCCTGTTACTCCATCAGCAGGTAGCCATGAAGCTTCTTTGTGTACGTCAGCAGTTATTCTAACAAATACGATCACTTGGTAGTATCTCCACGTTTTTCATATTCTTCAAGAGTAACTTCTTTTATTAATCTTTCAAGATACCATTGTGCTTTTTTTAAATCCTTTATTGATTCATCTTTATAATTAAACCTCCAAAGATATTTCATTACATTACCTTGTAGATAAAATTTAAAGTTTGATCCTGTTGCTGCTTCTATTGCATCAATGCATTCTATATCACCTTGATTATAATGAGGTGGGTGATTTACCATATCAGTAGCTAGATACTCTGTCATTAGTGTAACCTTTTTGAAAAGTTTGCATAAATTATATTGCCGTCTATATTTTTTACTTTCTCAACTGGTTTTAATTCTACCTTACCACCATCAACACTATTAGAAACAGCATTCTGTATAGTGGCTTCAAGCATCATAGTAATACTATCACCAATTTCTAGTAACATCTCATGGGCAGGACTATCTGCTAACTCATCAGATGTAAAGTCTCCTACATATAAACTAATAGTTCTATTTTCTTCATCGTAGTTACAGAAGATAGAGAATGTATTATCTGGCACTGTAACCTGATGTACTACTTTTTCTTTTTTGTCATCGAACACGTTAGTATCTCCAATAAATCTTCAGCATAAACTAATGCCAAAGGTTGTTTTCTATCACCCTTTAATATGGCAATAGGTTTAGTATTCTTAATTAAGTTTCTTTCAGCCTGTTCCAATGCCTCGTATACAGAGAAAGAAGATCTAGATTTACATTCAACTGTCCAAGGAAATAGTTTCCTTGCTAGTGGACTTAATCCTATGTCAGGTCCATTAACTCCACCAGGAGTAGAGGTGACATCATCCTTCTCTATACCTTTTAGATTAGAATGCAGATAGTCACGTACCCACTGTTGAAGTCTTCTTCCCTTTGCTTTCGCAGAGGAAACTTTAATCCTTGAAGACCGTGTAGTAGTTGTACGCCGTTGCCGATTTGGACCTTGGGTTTTTCGCATAAACTAAATTAGGCCAACAAGAATATCTAAAGTTACAATAACTGCAAGTCTTGTGTAACTTCCTATTTCCTGTTGTCTTTCTATAAAAAGTTTCGGGTTCGTCTTCAAAGCATCTTTTAAAATTTGTTTCATCAGCTTCAACATACTTACTTATTGTATCACTGATCTTACTTGTATAACTTTCTTCATCGTCAGGGTCAGCAGGTACTACCTTCATCTCACCTGTTTCTTTACTTATAGCAATCCATCCCCCTGCTTTTATATCTGGAGTTTCTTCTCTTTCTGCTTTAGTGTATCCATACAACTGTTCTAAATAACCAAAGTCATCATTGTCTTTTAATGCTTGATAAGACTCAAACTTCTTTTCAAAAGCAAACTTAGATGCGCTCTTTATATCCCAGAGAGAATATGAATTACCATCTTTTATTATTAAATCTAACTCTCCATTTATTATTCCATGCTCTGTCTCTAAAGTAACTCTTTTATTTAAATCTACGATTTCTATTCCTGCTGCAAGTAACAGTGCAACTGCTATCACCTCAGTCATATCTCCGTATAACATTTTAATTTTAAAAGAATTTACTTCTGCTACTTTTTCCCACCCTAATTTCTCAGCATGTAATTGACAAAAGGGTTTACCTACTTGAGACATAGAGGGAAGTTTAGCTCCCCCTTTTCTCTTGAAGTTGAATTTCCCCAACTTATTATTAAACATTTGACTAGCCCTGAATATAATATCATCAGGTATCTTTGGATCATTTGCTAGGAAATCTTCAAGCCTCTCAGCAATATTAGTCACCATCTATGATGTCACTAAAGTCATCTTCAATAACACTTGATGAGTTTTCTCTCATCTTAGTAGCGACTTGCTCATTCTCTTTCTTGACTAGATCAACAAAGCTAGTTATGTACTCTCTTGATTCATCAGTTAGAGGATGCATCTTGGTCAGCATAGGCTGATACTTTAATACAAACCATTTGTTAGATCCTCGTTTCTCTAACTTGAATGAGACTTTCATATCAAAATTCAGTGGCATATATTGTTGCTTGATCATACCACCCATAACCTTACTAACTTCCATGAAGTTTGATGGTCCTAATTTCATGCGAAAAGGTACGTCTTCTATCTTTACCTTCTCCTTAGATCCTGCAATTACTGGATCATCCATCTTAATTAAACCAAAGATGTGACGATACAGTTTAACTTTAGTTGCATTAGCATATGCTACAGGGTCTACGCCTCTTAGCTTCTCCTTCTCCTTAGATGGTATCCATCCACACTTATCACCACCATGCCAATCGAGTGCAGTGTCAGAGAACTTCTTGAAGTGCTGAGATATGTTCGTAAACTTCTCTTGATCTGGATCAAACACTGAGGTCTGCATGGTATCTAGGAATACTCTGAAGTATGTATTCTTACCAAACACTTCTCCGTATTCTGGATGAGATAAAGCAATAGAAGGTGATGGTACATCCACCAGTTCTTCATTAACTTCTACTGAACTATCTTTGTTTATTCTAGCTCTTGCTAGTGTTGGACCTTCATCCATCGTAGAATATAATGCAGCCAACTGATCTACATTTGTTACGTCTATCGTTGCTAAATCATTCATATTTTTTACCTTTCAAAAAAGAATCCCTTATATCACAAAATCACTTGTTTGTCAAGCACAATCTTCTTGTTCCATCCAGTTTTTTCCTTGAGACATTTCAACCTCAAGAGGTATATAGTCTGACAAACCAAACCTTTTCTTGGCTTCAGCTTGTGCAGCAACTAAACAACCTGGTGCAACTGACTTGACTATCTCTAACTCATCAGGGTGAGTATCTATTAGTACACTATCATGTACTGTATTAATTACTACACTTCTGAGATTCATCTCCTTTAATTTGTTGAATAATAATATTACTCCTAGTGGTACGATTTCAGCAGTGGCTACTGACTGCACTGGATAGTTTACTATCTGAGTTTTAAACGTAGCCTGACCAGAGAAGTTTCTCTCACAATCAGGAAAACTAAACTGTCTACCTGTCGCAGTAGTAACTACTTTGTGCTGGATGGCTTCGTTTTGTAGTCGCTCATGCCACTTAAATATACCTCGATACTTGCTGAAGAACTCTTTGAAATAGGTTCTTTGAGCAGGTGTACCTTGGGTTCCCCCATACAGAGGACGGAAGGTGGAAGCTTTTGCTGGTCCTCTTTCAGTAGGCTCTCCATTTTCTGTAAGGACTTTGGCAGTGTAGGCGTGAACGTCAAAGCCAGACTCGACTTCTCGTTTAACTGTTTCATCAGTTGCGAGTATTCCTGCAACCCTAAATTCAAGTTGAGAGTAATCAATTTCGACAAGCGAACCTCCTTCAAATCTACTAACGAATGCTTTTCTTACAGGGAACAGCCTACCTTTAGGCATGTTTTGCAGGTTAGGACTACTAGAACTTAAACGACCAGTGGCAGTAATGCACTGATTAAAATTAGCATGAAGTAAAGCATCTGATTTAATACCTTTCCGTATACCTTCAATAAAGGCAGACCTATATGTTTCAATTGCTGACAATCTTATAATTGACTTTAAAAAATTCTTAGCTTCTAGATCAGTAACAACATCAAGTAGTGTGGTTAACGTGTTCTTATCTGTTTTAAATCCACCTGCTGAAGCTAGTGATACTCTTGGTGAGATATTTAATCCACCTCTTTCTGGTAAGTTCTCATAGACTACACCCTTACCCTTACACTGTGAACACTTGGTAGCTTTCTTAAAGTTACTACCGTCTTTCTTTACCTTGTAGTATTCTCCTTTACCATAACAGGATGCACACTTTATAGCTCTGACTTTGTGTGATCTCTTGAAACATTTTGTTAAGACGTTACGAAATGATTTGATGTCTATGTTAGGTCTAAGGAGTTGCTTACCCCTAGCATCTACACCAATGTTCATCTCATCCTTCCAAGTATTTTTATCAACTAACTTGCAAGAATAAATAACTTGTGAGAGTTGCTCTGGTGAAGATAGATTTACTTCTAAGTCACCCATCAGATCCCTGACCTTCTTATTGAGATAGGAGTTTAATTCTGCTTGTTCTCTCTCATACTCAATATCAACTTGCTCCAACACCTGTAAATCTATAGCCATACCTGATCTTTCTATGTCAGTCAGTACACTACAGAACTCACACATTAGATCTCGTATGGGAATCAAGGATTTGTTTATATCTAATTTAAATCTAGCTTCCTGCTTTTGAAATACTTCGGCAGTTGCTATTACATCATGGGATAGATATGAGATCTGATCTTCTTCAGACATATCTGAGTAGTTCAAACCTTTACTCAATGCATCACCAAGTAAATCTTCTTTACGAGTTACGTTATACTTTTTTGATAGTGCATCTAGTGATAGCTTGTCTCGTATACCTTTGTTCAAGACATACTCGTTGATCATAGTATCTATTACTTTAGTATCACACTCAATACCAATCTCACGTAACCAAGCTACATCAAACTTAGCATTGTGTGCAATCACATACGATGCATTCTTTAATGCTCGTTTAAAATAATTAAACTCTGTGAAGTTACTTGTGTTTACATTTAGGATCTTTACAGGATTATCTACATTCCAAGATGGTTCGCCACTGATCTTCCTGTATGTGTAACCAATAGCTACTAAGTTATTATCTTTATTATATGGTGAAGGATCTTTTCGATCACCACCTAGATCTACTTCAAGATCTAATACGATTGCATAATCATTCATCGCAAGTTACGCCAAGCATATCAAACATTTTATAATCAGAGTTTTTATCTACTTCACGCACTTCTAGCTCAACATATTCATCACCCCAAAGTCCTCTACATAACTCTCCTTCTGCTTTTAATTTAGTTGTAGGCTTTTCAGATATGCACTCCCAATAATACACACCATCTGATGCATATGTTTTACCTGCTGCAATATATCTTTTTCTATAATTTGTCATCGCTTCATCTCCGCAGCTTGTTTATCTAACATACGATCAATAGTGTTACGACTTCTTCTTACAGCTTTTAATGTTTGTCTGCTGACGTTACGTCTTTGACCTTTCGATACGTAGTGTCCTCCAGACTTCTTTCTCTTTGGCATTGTATACCCCTATCTATAAAATATATGATCACCGATTGTAACTATTTTCTCAAGCTTTGTCCAGCCAGGATCTACATATTTTGCATGAAAATATTTAGCATCATCTACGACTTTAATGTTACCATAATTTGCATGAACATATTTGGCTATCTCCACAGACTTCAGCCAAGCTTTTCTGTCCTTTGGCTTATCTGATTTGCCATCACAGTACCAGCTAAATTCACAACGATGCTTTATCGGATAAGTCTTTTTCCATTTATATGTTGGACCCTGTTTGACCACTGAACAAATATCACTAGGCCAACGTGGGTCTTCAACACGATTCAATGTGACCTCTGCTACAGCTATCTGACCTATGGTGGATTGATCACGCGATTCAAAGTAAATGTTCTGAGCTAGGCACGTTAACGCTGCACCTATAGCTAGTGTAGTAGCTTCTAACATTATATTATATCCTTATATATTATTATATATTATTATATTATATATATTATTATAGTATTTCCCAGAGTTGATAACTCAACCATATATCATACTTTTTAACGCCTGTCAACATATTTTTTAATATCAGTTAAATTAACACTCGTATTTTTTTGATAAAGAACTCTATTCATTAATAAAACTGAATGTAATATCTTGTAATCTTGATTATATTTTTGTTGATTTGATTTACATTTTTCATTTAATTCTTCCATTTTATCAATAAATAATAACTCTTGCAAAGAAAGTTTTTTACCTCTTAATTCACCTTGTTTTAATTTATTAAATATTTTATATGCCTTTGACATTTGTTGATTATCACTAGGAAACTTATAATGTTTTCTTTTGCTTTTAGTTTTTATAAAATCTTTTATGAGTTTCATGATATCTCAATCCACATACCTAGAAATTTCAGGTTCAATACGAACAGTAGCTCTTCCATGCCTACCTCCAAGCTTGTTTTTAGACACAAACAAGTACCTCAGATAGTTATCTTCACCTGAGTCTGTCTGTTCCTTTCCTATACCAATGATCAAATCAGCTTCGGCTGCTTTACCAATCTTTGAGTTAGCCATCTGAGTAAACCGTAATGCAGTCCTACCATCTGCTGTAGCGTCTGCTTGTGATACTGCAATCAAAGCTAGATTATGTTTCTTAGCAATGTATCGTGACCTTCTGTAGATCTCACTAAGTCTTAGATCATCTCTTGAGAAAGCACCTTCAACTAGCATCTTATCTAATTGATCTATAATCAAAATGTCAGGCTTGTGTTTGCGAACTAAAGCCTCAACTGATTCCATTGTTGGATAGTCAGTAGCATCTCTGATGATGGTCTGATCCTTGATCTTGTTCCACATTTCTTTGGCATACTTCTTACTCAAGAATACTCTATCTTTATCTAGACCACTGTAAGACATAACGGCTC